ATTTTTTTGCACTCCTGGTTATTTCTGCATTTGGCATTGTTTCTGACTTTCCTTTTTCTGAACTTATGAATTTTTCTAAGTTCTTTTCAATGATTGATGATATGTTGGAAATGCTTAAAAACAGAAACTGGGATTGTTTTAAATTGGCCCCTGAAGATATCTGGAAGACTCCGGATTATTTTGGTTTTTCTGACACACACCTTTATGCTGATCTTATTTCTGCTTATGAAAAGAAGTGCAAAGAGGAAGAGAATTTACCAAAGGAAGAACAACGTGGTTATCTGGCAGATAGGGAAAAGACCTATGATTGGTTGCGTTTGACGCACCGTGCTGTTAAGGATGATGAAAAACTCACATCAGTTCTTTATGACAAACTTGAAGCGGTCAGCCCCTTGGTTGAAGGTGAAAAGATTTTTCCCGTCAGCCTTGGGGATCTTGCCTCAAAAAAACGTCTTAGACTTGTTCCAAGAAATTTCCAGACAACAATGTCAACAACCATTGACCGTTTTCTTGTTATTCCTGAATCTTTGAGGGAATTGCAACAAGAAATTGGTTTTCAATATGCTTGGTGTAGTGATTTTGAGGACCACAAGATTCCTTATGGAAGAGAGTGGGTCCTCGAATTCCTTGCCCTTGATATTAATTCTGATGTCAACTTTGGAACTTTGTTTACTACTGGAGTTCTTCGTCCTGAAACATGCATTGAGAAGGTCAACAAGAATAGGTGTACATTGGGGTTTGCTCCAACGGCCAAGTTCAAGAAATTTGGTGCTGTCGTTGCCTCCGTTATGACGTCTGTTCTTATTGCGTTTTGTGTTTACAAATTTTTTCGATACTTTGAAACCAAGGAAACGGAGGATCAAAAATCTTCTGAATCACGTCTTGTCAAGCTTCGGCCTGGCTATGATGGGATTTATAAGACGAAACAATCCTTCCGTGTTCCTCATTGGAAAACAAAAGAACAAAAGAAACAGGAAGGTTATCTTTTTGATCACTACATTCAGAGAAAATCGCTGGACGATCTTATAGTGAGAGCTGAAGTTCCTGTAAAAATTGAAGGCGATCAAACCTTCTATGGTCCTTTTGGAATCCAGACAAATTCAAGTGAGGCTGTCCACAATGAGGCGAAAAGTATGGCAATCATGGATACTGTTTACAGTAAAAAGAATACCTTCTTTGAGCCCATTCCTGCGTGGCTAAAACGACTTTTTCTCCAGACTGTTAAAGGAAAATTCCCGTTGGAGAACGGGGAACAAAAATTCCTGGTCCAGTTATGCAAGAGGGATTTCCTCCCGGCTTCTTAAGCCCTTATGCCAAGAAAGAAATGGGTCTTGGTGAAGAAGACGAATATCATGAATCCAGCACGTCTGGCTACGGCCAGGGATCGTGGGATCCTGAGTACATTCCAGATGAGAATTCGGAGTGGTATGAAGAGGATTATGAAATTGAATACCAATTGCTCGAGAATTTAGTCAATGATCATACGGCTGCCCGAGAATATATTGAAGAAAGAATACGTGAAGCCATGGAAGATGCTCGTCAGCAACTTATGGAAGAACGTGAAAATATTAAAGCTTGGGAAGACGAATACAAAAAGTTTTTAACAGGAACTGCACAAGAACGAGGGTACGCCCGAATTCGAGTTGGTTACTATCGAAAGAAACGACAGGAGGGATTGCCTTCAACTCCTCCTCCTGCCAAAAAGGAGAAGAAGAAGGCTGTCCCTAAGGTGGCTGCACCTGAACCCGAAAAGCCCACCAAGACCAAGCCTAAGAAGGAAATGCCAAAGTTTTCAAAGCCTGAAAAGAAAACTTCTGAGGTTGAGCAAGAGGCATCGAAGAACAGTCTTAAAAAACTGATCGGTAATGCTGAAGCTGAACTTAAGAAGATAACTGAACTTCAGAAATCTTTGAAACCTGAGGAAATTGTTGTGATTAGCGGTGACGCTTTGAGCAAACCTAATTCGATTGGGTTGATCCCTGAGAGAATTAAGGACCTCAAAAAGGACGACAGAGTGTCTTGGAAAAAGGGTGGTGCCACCAATTATGGAACTTTTGTTGAATTTCAAAAATTCACACATGGTCCCAAAATTGGCTGCATCGTTCTTTGGAAAGGAAAAAGACTTTTTGTTCCCACGGTTATGAAGGACGTTGGTCCTGAAACCAGAACTACCTCGGTCAAAAAACCTGAGGGGTGTCCAGATGGTGATCATTTGCCAGATGGATACAAGAAGAAATTGTATATGCTTTGGGGAACTGATCGTGATCGTCCCTCTGGTGCCTGCTTCTTCTCGAGAATGATGCTCCACACTTGTACCCACATTATGGACTTCGCCCTCGGGAAAGGAGCTCCAAAGCACCATGGAAGATTGTATGTTCCAGGAGATAAGATATATTTTAAAACAACTGCTTGGGGAGACAAAAACCCAGCAAATGCTGTTTTGAGGTGTGGAATTGTAGTTCACGCAAATCCAGATCAGGAAAGAGATAACTTGATTCTGGAGTGTGTCAACGACAAAGTTTCCGGAGCTGTTCAGCTCAATGGCCCCAATGTAAATTTTGCAAATTATGATGGACGCAGGTTTTATGGAGGAATCTTCACATACAATGGAAAAGACCTTGACATGGGGTCTCCTGTTGGATGGGTTGAAGGTGTCACTCATCATATTCCCACTTATCCAGGTACTTCTGCCTCGTTAGTGTGGGACACGAAAACAAAACAACCTGTTGGTTTCCACCAATATTGGGATCTTCATAACAATGTCAATCATTGGATTCCATATTCTCAAGTCAAAGATGAAATTGATAAAGCAATTGACGTTCACAATTCAAAAAATGTGACGTCCCCCACCCAGCATTAGATGGAAGTGGGGGCTTGGTCAAATGGTGGAGTTCCTTGCGGACTTCATGCATTAATCCGAAAGCTCCAACAATCCAGGAGAATGGTCTAGTCAACCTTTCTTCTTGTGGTTTTCTTCCATGGTCTCAATCCCTTAAATTTTCGAAATGGAGGGAGAAAATTGATCATGACTGGCGTGAATTTTGTGCTTTGAAAAATGTTGAATATAATCATGATGCTTTTCATGTTTCTTGTCCAACGCATGAAGGTGTGAATAAGACTGTTCTGGAATATGATAAACCTTATCCTAATCCAGTTTCAGCGTTTGAAAAGAAACGAGCAATTTATGATGTTAAACAGTTCTTTCGGAAATTGAAAGACAAATGTCCTATTATTCCCTTTGATGACGTCATGGTCAATCCTGATGCCGTCACTGGTTTGGTCGCTCAAAAATGGTTTGATATATGTAAGAAGGATGAAGCTCTGATGAAAATGATGCCCTACTTTGAAAAGTTTTGGGAAGTCGCTCATTTGGAAAATTATCCCTGGTTGTGGAAACAAGCTGGGAAAGTTGAACTTTTGAAACTCCAAAAACTTATCGATGTTGACATCCGAGGTTTTACTATCATACCTTTTGATGCATTTCTTGCAACAGCTAGAATGTATCAAGCAATGAATGAAGCTATGTGTACTCCAGAATTTTACAGAACCTCCCCATTGAAACATGGACTCAATATGACGCATGGTGGATTTCGATCCCTGTTAATTGAGTTGTCTTCGAGAATTCAAGAACTCGAGGTCATTGAAGGAGATTGTGTTAAGTGGGATTCGGGAATGATCGATGATTTATTTGCCTGTATAAAAGAAATTCGTTTCTTTTGTTGGGACAAGAAGGGAATGTCTGAGAAAGAATGGTGGCAACGTACTAATTACTATTACCAAGAAATAATGGAATCGTATATTGGTCTTACTACCGGTCAAGTTCTTCAAAAGATGTTCGGAAATCCTTCAGGTCAAACTTCAACAACCGATGACAATTGTATCGGACATCTTTATGTCCTTTGTGATTTCTGGCGACAAAGATATGGCTGTTCTCTTTTTGAGGACTATCGGAATAAAATCAATCTTGCCATCTATGCAGATGACCATCTCATAGTAGCTGAAAAATCCCTCAAATTTGGTGAGTTTGAGCCCCGACAAATGGGGTACAAAAAACATGGGTGCGATCTTAGTAGAGAAAAAGATCTTGTTACGGATACCTTCGAAGGTCATACTTTCCTTGGTTTAACCGCAACTTGGAACGAGCAGTTGAAAACTTATGTTCCAAAATTTTCTGCTCTCAAGACTTTGAATACGCTTGAAAAATATGAATGTTCATACACAATCGAACAAGTTTTTGATCGTGCTGTGACATTGCTTCTTTTGGTTTCGTTCGATTTTGATACTTTCAAGGTGGTTGAAGACTACCTTGATTATCTTCAGGACAAATATCCCTTGCAATTGGCCCATAGAAAAATTCCAACCCTTGGGGGTTGCCATTCATTTTGGTTGTGTCAAGAGGGATCTGATATCGAAGTTCCGAATCCGGTGAGCATTACCGATGTGACTTCTTGTTTTTCGCTTGAATACTTTCGTCAATCCCTTTCGAGGGACGGTGGTTTGGAGGTGACAAAAAGAAATTATTTGGGGAACCCAATAATTCAACAAGGATACATGCCTTCACCAAGAAGCAAACTCAACAAAAAACTCAAAAATGGGAAGATCACCAAACAAGAATATGATCAGAGAATCGCTCAAATCTCAGCAGCGAAAAAGAAAGCGCGTCCTCTCAAGATGCGTGACTTTGTTGCTCCTGTTGTGCGAACTCGGGTCAGGGTGCCACGTGGTGCTTTTCCCTTGTCAAATAAGGTACCACGGCCAATTTTTAAAAATGGAACTGGAGAAAGACTCTGGAACAACACCGGAAACACCGTTTCCAAAGGGAATCCAACGTATGATTACGTCAAAACGATGGCTGATCCAGCACAAAATATTGCTCGAGTACCTGATGGCTTCGCAAGGCCAACTGGAGTCTTGAGATCAATCAATTCTTTCTCAGTGCCAATTTCACAAGACCAGTACAATACTGGTCGTTTTTCATTCGCCGTTTCACCAAAACTCGGCGATCTTTCAGATCCAACACATTACCAAGCAGCTGTTGCTTCGGCAGCACATGCATCTGCAGTCACGTCCACTTGGGACAAGATTGACTGGGGTGCAGCTTCCTCTTACCTGGGCAGTTCAGGTGGGAATGATCCTCGGCTTGATTCAAATGAAGGTTTTCTGACAACACAAGCTCCTTCCTATCAAGGAACAAGCTTCACTGTTGGTGCTTCAAATGACTTGAGCCGAACTGTTTTAGTTAGTGGTGCTGGTGGTGTCCAAGACTCTGTCAACACTGCTCCACTGATCCAGTATTATTCTCCCAACGCTCCTGGTTTCACCACAACGACTGCTGGTATCATTGTTCTTCCATTTGGTGATTGGAACATTTCAATCACAGCAAAATTTCAAATCAGCAATACGTCCTCGACTTTTGAGGCGATAAATTTTGTGTCGACATCCAGAGAGGCTACTCGAATCAACATCAATCAACAATCAACTCCGACCACAGCGATAAATACAACTTACATTGCTTCGGCAACTGCTCAAGTTGCTTCTTCGCCTGGAAAGAATTTTGTTGGTTTTTGCCTCGACAACGCCCAATCTGGACTCGCTGATGCTACCCCTGACCCAATCGTCAGTCAAGTTTCTGCGACTTATGTCACCATCACTGCTGCAAATTTTTCATCTTCTGCTGTCTACACCGATGCTGGTGTTCTTCAAGAAGTTCGTCCTGTTGCAATGGCC